TAAATACACAATTCAAGGCCCACCGATGAATAAGTTACCTAAATCAGAACATCTTTCTAAATTACAAGGAAAGTATATTTCTATGATTAGTAAACTTCAATCTGAATTTACATTAAGTGATTCGGATGGAGTAGCGGATTATCATCAAGCATGGTGGACTAAGTTTGTTGAAAAGAATGCAAAAAAATTAGATACACAAGAAAAAATAGGATTGGTTAAGAGATGGGCTTTTGGTGACAAGAGTTTCCGTATTAACACAATACAAGATACTAAATTAAGAGCTTGGGCTGAACAAACTGATAAACAAGACCAACAAAAGATATCAAAGCAAAATCTAATGAGATTTGAGGAGATATTTTTAGGAGTTGGTGCAGATGTATTATCATTTATGAGTTCGGTACTTACAGCAAATCCTGATAGTGCCAAAAGACAAATGGTAGCTCGTTTGGAATCTACAATTCAACAAGTAAAAGCAAGTGGTGACCCTAAAAAGATTGCAAAATTAAAATTAGAGTTAGAACGTTTAAATGCTTTGGGTGGATTTGATAAGATTGTACCAAACGAAGGTATTGTATTCGTATATGGTGGTAACACTTACAAATTAACAGGTGCATTCGCACCCCTAAATCAAATTTTAGGTATTTTCTTCGATAGTTAATCGTTTTTTGAATTTTGATATACTTATATATACAAATATATTATAAGTAATATGGCAAAGGAATTCAATAAAAAGTTTATGCATCCAACGCGTAGAAAGTTGGTAGATATGGTATTGACTGGTGGTGAATATCAAAAAGAAGCGTTTGTATCATTTGCAGGAGCTGATAAACAAGAGGTAAAAAGAAAAGTTGGGGAAAGGTGGACTGATGAGACTGGAAAGTCTTGGGAACAGCATGCTGGTGGTAAAATAGAAGTATCGGAATTGGGTGATATAATGGCTGAAACAAGAGCTTATTTAGCAGCATTAAATACTTGTAAATCTGATAATTGTAAAACAATAAAATACGGAAGGGTTGATAAAAAATTAATATCCAAAACAGGTTATTGTTTACATTGTCTTACTATAAGAGAAGCTCAAATAAAATATGATGGTTTGTGGGAAGCATACGAAGATTATAAGATATTTAATAATATGATTTCTTATGGTAAAGATGTAGTTTCTCAATTCCAACAAGCATACAATGATGCTAAGCAAGAATATGAAGTTGTAAACGAAGATGGTACGATTGAAAAGTGGAGTATGGAGAGAGATGTAACTGAATTAAAAGCAGAAATCTTAGCAGATATAACTCGTTTTGAAGAAGAAATTCAACAAGCAATTAAACTAAGAAACGAAGCTTGGGATAAATTAAAAGATAAAGGTTACGATTTAGTTAAACCACCGGTTGATTAATATGAGTACTGGTATAACACAAAAGAAATCTCTTAAAGAGATTATAGCAGATGAATACAAAAAGTGTGCGGTAGACCCGATTCACTTTATGAAGAAGTATTGTATGATTCAGCATCCGGTGAGAGGTAAGATACCTTTTCATCTTTTCCCATTTCAAGAAAGTACCCTAACACAATTTGCAGGAAATCGTTTTAATATAGTACTTAAATCCCGTCAAACGGGTATATCAACTCTTTCAGCTGGATATGCACTATGGAGAATGTTGTTCAATAGTGATTTCAACGTATTGGTTATTGCAACAAAGCAAGATGTAGCAAAGAACTTAGTAACTAAGGTAAGAGTAATGCATGAATTACTTCCTAGTTGGCTAAAGGGTGGTTCTTTAGAAGATAATAAACTTTCACTTAAATTACAAAATGGTTCTCAAATTAAGGCTATTGCATCATCTCCTGATGCTGGACGTTCGGAAGCCTTATCACTTCTAATATTTGATGAGGCCGCCTTCATTGGTGATATTGATGAAATTTGGACATCCGCACAATCAACACTTTCAACGGGTGGTAGTTGTATTGCACTTTCTACTCCAAATGGTGTGGGTAATTGGTTTCATAAAACTTGGTTATCAGCTGAAGAAGGTACTAACCCATTTAATACAATCAGATTACATTGGACAGTACACCCTGAAAGAGGTGAAGCCTGGAGAGAGGAACAAGAAAAATTATTAGGAGCAAAAAAAGCAGCACAGGAATGTGATTGTGATTTTGTATCTTCTGGTGATACTGTTATTGACCCAGAACTATTGATGTTCTATAAAGAAAGTTATTGCCAAGACCCATTAGAGAAGACTGGATTTGATGGAAACCTTTGGAGATGGGAATACCCAGCACCAGGTGGTTCTTATATGGTAATTGCCGATGTGGCTAGAGGAGATGGTTCGGATTACTCCGCAGCTCATGTTATGGAAATCAATAGTTGTACTCAAGTAGCTGAATACAAAGGAAAGGTTGATACTAAAGATTTTGGAAACTTCTTAGTTGAATTATCTACGCAATACAATGATGCATTACTTGTAATAGAGAACGCAAATATTGGTTGGGCAGCTATTCAGCAAGTAATAGATAGAGGATACAAAAACTTATTCTATATGAGTAAGGATTTGAAGTATGTAGATGTTGAAAACCAAATGAGAAATAAATATAGAGCCGATGAAAGACAGATGGTTGCTGGATTCTCAACTACATCTAAGACTAGACCTTTGATTGTATCTAAATTGGATGAATACTTTAGAGAAAAAGCAGTTACAGTTCGTTCTAATCGTTTGATAGATGAATTGTTTACATTTATATTTATGAATGGTAGAGCTGAGGCTATGAAGGGATATAACGATGACTTAGTGATGGCATTTTGTATTGGATTATGGGTTAGGGATACCGCACTTAGATTAAAACAGGAAGGTATTGATTTAACCAAAAGGGCTATGGGAGGTATTTCATCAAACATGCAGCATTCTGGTGTATATGGTGGAAGTAATATGGATGATAACCCTTGGAAAATGCAAATTGGTGATAGTATGGAGGATTTAACCCAGTGGTTGTAGGGTTTTGATAAATTACGATATTTATGTTATATAATGTCAAAATAGAAATTCTATGATTAGATTAACAAATATCTTAAATGAAGATGAGTATGTAGATAATGCATATTCTATGGGAGATACTCCACAAGACAATCCAATTGATGATTATGATGAATTGGATGTTGAGCAAGAAGATATGGATGATTTTATAGCATATCTTAAATCTTACTCAAACGAACTAACTGAAGCTAATTGTCCTTGTGTATTCGAAGCAGAATATCAGGGTAGAGAAGTTAAATTAGGTAAACCAACTGCAGGTGATGTTAAAAAGTTTAAGGTATATGTAAAAAATCCTAAGACTGGTAAAGTTATTAAAGTAAACTTTGGTCAAAAGGGAGTAAAGATTAAGAAAAATAATCCTGATAGAAGGGCTAGTTTTAGAGCAAGACACAATTGTGATAATCCCGGTCCTAGAACAAAAGCAAGATATTGGTCTTGTAGAAAATGGTAAATAAAATATGGCAGACGAACAACAATTAGATGACAGAAGTTTCTTTGGTAGACTTAAAAAACTATTTTCAACCAATGCAATTGTAACGGTTGATAAAGATGGCAAACGAAAAGTTGTAGATACCGAAGACCGTCAGCATAATACAAACTTTGTAAATCTTAGAGATAGATATACTAAATTACAAAGGTCTTATTATGAAACCAGTCAAGGTGCACAATCAATGGCATATCATCAAGTTCGTAGAGAACTTTTTAGAGATTATGATGCTATGGATAGTGACCCAATTATATCATCTGCATTAGATATATACGCTGATGAATCTACTACAAAGAATGAATATGGTGATGTACTGCAAATTAAATCTACAAACGAAAACGTAAGAGAACTACTTCATAATTTATTCTATGATATAATGAACATAGAATTTAATTTATGGCCTTGGGTTAGAAACTTAGTGAAATACGGAGATGCTTTCTTAGCATTGGAAATTGCAGAAGGTAAGGGTGTTATAAATTGTATGCCACATTCAACATA